TAATAGTAGAATCTACCTTAGGATAGTAACATTGAGTTACAGGTGCATTTTGAAATCCTACTTTACCTTTTATCACTCTTTTTAAATTGTTTCCTTCCCCGAGTGTATTATTACTAAACAAGGTTGGCCACAATATTCTATTTCTTCTTTTTACTCCTAAAGATTCTTTTATCTCTGTTTCTTTTTTACCATTGTTCCTAGATAAGTATACAGTATACTCTTCTATCGCTGTCCATAGCTCAGCCATTGGTCCAGCATCAATTTGTTCTTTTACAGTAAGCCATTTCTTCATACAAAATTTTGCAAACTCTGGATGAAGCGTAACACACTCCATAGCAATTCCTGGACACCATAAATCTTTTTCATATATATTGTCAACAAGTTGCATCATCTTTTTTGGATTTCTTACATATGCATCATGTTCTAATATAATAACTTGCTCACCAGTATCGGCAATATGTTTCCACCAATGAAACATTGAAGTAAGACAAGCCTTTTCTGTAGGAGTTATTTCGTGTCGATCTTTTTTGTACTTACCTGCACTACTATACTTACCCCAGTTTATATCAAACGGTGCTGTGTCTAAAGTGTCAGGAGTGTAGCATTGGAATCTTTCCACCTTAACATTCTTTACATCCTCCCAAGTCTTTAAAGCTATTTTAGAATAAGCTACTGAAGTAGGATTGTTGTAATCACAAATCATTACTGCTCGAATCATATTTTACCCATTATACTATATTTACGATTTAAAGTCAATCTCGCATTTTTATGCAGAAATATATATATTACCTGTTGACTTCTAATTAGTTTTGGTTGATCATCCTTCTTTGCCAGCCGGGCAGGTATGCGCATATATAAAGTAATGGAAAGAGAATTTATACCACTTGACGAATCATTAATAACTAATGAAGTATGCATGAGATGTGCTCAATGTTGCAAGTCTACATCAACTACACAGTATGCAGCAAACAATGCTACTGATTATGTTGATACTGTTATTGGTGATAGAGAAAACGTGCATATTCAATGGCACAATCCAATAATGGTAGAAATGAGCGACTTAACAGATCATCAAATTGCTGTTAAACATCCTTATGAAGTAGTGTTTATTTGTCCCAAGTTAAAAGAAGATGGATTAAAAATTTGTTCAATATATGAAAATAGACCAAGTGTTTGTAAAGACTATAATTGTTTTACAAGAGCAAATGAAAAAAAACAAAGACCTTCTGGTTGGGATAAGATAAAAGAAGTAATTAAATTAATACATGATGTAGATGTAGAATGGACAGGACCTTTGAAGGACTGGAAGTTAGGACAGAATGTAATTAATGTAAAAGAAATAAAATAAACTGTTGACTTCAAATAAGTAATGTGTTATAGTGAGGTCATATTTAATTAAAGGAGAATAAATATGGCACATATGGTAGAAACAATGGCTTACGCAGGGGAAGTTCCTTGGCATGGGCTAGGTGTGAAAGTGGAAGATGGTCTCGGCGTAGACGAGATGATCAAAGAAGCTGGTTTAGATTGGAAAGTTCGTAAGATTCCTGCTACTGCAGAATTTGATGGACAGAGAATTTATTCTGGTCATGATATGTTAGTAAGGGAGTCTGATGGACAACCTTTAGACATGGTTAAGGAAAACTGGGTTCCTGTTCAAAACTCAGAAGCGTTTGAATTCTTTAGAGAGTTTTGTGATGCTGGTGATATGGAAATGCATACTGCTGGTTCTTTACAAGATGGTAAAAGAGTTTGGGCATTAGCAAAAGTGAAAGACGATTTCACTATCAATGGTGGAGATAAAGTAGATTCATATTTACTTCTAACTAATCCACATATGTATGGTAGAGCTGTAGACATTAGGTTTACACCGATAAGAGTTGTATGTAATAATACTTTAACTCTTTCTTTGGCTAACAAAGGAGATTATCAAATAGCTCTTAACCATAAGAAAGCATTTGATCCTCAAGAAGCTAAAGAGCTACTTGGAGTTGCTAAAGGTAAAATGGAAACTTACAAAGATATGGCTCAGTTCTTATCTAGTAAGAGATATAGTCCTGAAACATTGAGAACTTATTTCTCAACAGTGTTTGCTAACCAGAATCCTAAAGTAAAAGGTTTAGCTTTTGATCCTGCTAATACAGAAGATTTTCAAAAGTATGGTTCTAAGAACGCTAAGAGAGCAATGGAAGTTATCGGAACACAACCTGGAGCCCATTACGGTGAAGGTTCATTCTGGCAAGCATTCAATGCTGTCACATACTTAACCGACCATGAACTTGGTAGAGAGAACGATTCAAGATTGAACTCTGCTTGGTATGGTGTTAACAAGGTTAAGAAAACCAAAGCATTAGAGACTGCTCTAGACTTTGCTAACGCAGCATAGTCTGGTCTGGAGCCGAAAGGCTAGCTCTATAAATAGTGAGGCGCAATGCGCCTCACACCTTTTTGGATTATTATGTATTACAAAGTAGAAAATATAATTACACCAAACCAAAGACATCAACTGTTAGATGTGTACAATTCTTTAGAAACAAATCTAGCACATCAAGATTATAATTTATTTGATGTTGATAAAAGACATCCAAGCAAGGAGCAAGTACAGATGGATTGTTTCTCTGCTTTAGATAATTACGCAAATGACTATCAAAAAAGTTTTAGGCATTATTTTTTAAACTATGGACCAGAATCCTTTACTAAGTTTCATACAGATAATGATGATGCAGTAGGATTAACTATAGTTACATTTTTAGATAAGTCTCCTGATTTGATTGGAGGCGAACCATTAGTTCAACTACCTTATACGAAAAAAAGTAGACCATCAACACATTATAGAAAAGGTGAGTCACCTTATGGATCAAGAGTTATACCAAAAGTTATACAGATGGATGTTGGACAATCATTAGTATATGACAAACATTTAATGCATGGTGTTGGTCAAGTTGAACAAGGAAATAGATTAGTATTGATAAGTTGGTATGGACATTCAATTCAATAAATTAGAGGGAACGAATCTTTATGATGAGCTTATGGAAGGTCATAACTGGGGCTTTAAAGTCTTTAGAAATTTATTAGATGTAAACTTAACTGCATTAGATGTTGCAGATGCATATTATTATGCTAAGAAGAAAGGTTATTTAACTAAAGATGATCAAGCTAATTACAATAATAGATGGCTTCAGTTTAGAGGAGAGTTTCATCCTACTTGTGAAAGAATTGCAAAGTATATGACAAAGAGATATAAGTTTTCTCAACAACATGTATATGCTAACTGGATTAGAGATGGACATAATTATGGTAGACATAAAGATGCTATGGATGTAATAATACTACAAGTATGGAACGAGGTTGCATACACAGTTGAAAGTGAGAATCAACACAATTCGTTTACACTTTCGCCGGGTGATGCAATATATATACGTAATGGGGTATATCATACACCCGTCATCCTCGGTGAAAGGATGACAATGTCTTTCAGTTGGGGTTGACTTTAGTGAACAACCACTGTATAATAGACATAAATCGCCACACAGTCTGGTAGTGTGGCAGTGGTAAGACAGACGAGAGCGGGGGTTTGTCAGATAACGGGCGAGGGTACAAACGAGGGGCCACTTTATCACTTATAATGAGAGAAATGAATGCCAAACAATCCTGATACACCATTTAGATTAGACCATCCACTTCAAGACTATAAAGAACATAGTATAAGAGATACTATCAATCCTTTAGTCATAAACTGGAAAGGTAAAATAGGATATGGAGATATAATATCACCTATTTCTTATGCTTATAACATGGCAGAAAAGAATAGTACAGATGTTATTCTTAGATTTCATTGGAAAGATTCAGAACCACAAAAGTATAAAGAAAGAGACAGCGAAACTATTCAACAATGGATAGATATTACAAACAATTTAATGACCAAACCACCTTTTTGGGATGTAAAGATAGAACACGTTTATGATAGTCCTTTATCATACAATCATGATAACTATGATTCAAAAGATATGGAACTACATAATCTTAGATTCTCTAGTTATGGGTTAAGTGATTACAACAACGATCATTCAACTTATAGTAAAATAACATTCGTTACAAGTATTAAACATAAACAACAGTTAAAAGATTATGATAAGGGC